TCAAGCGAAGAATGAGTCGCATGTCGCGCAAAACTTCCAGTGACAGTCGGGTGCCGCCGCCAAGGGCGCTTGCAATCTGAAAGGCTTTTCGTTCATCACGCCACCAGCGCTCCACCGTGGCGATCGCCGTGTCGAGGTCGCGGCCATGGAGCCGCGTGGCCCGGGCGCCGAAGCGCGCGCGCAGCGCAGGGTGGCGCGGCCCGCGCCGCATGAGCCGCTCGGCCCGGATTTTGAAGTCATTGATGACGGCTGCTTGGTCGAATGCGGCGCCGATTTCCGTCAGCGCAACATCGAGCGCCGATTGTCCCTTGGCCTGTTCGACGGCGGCGGCGCGGCGAGCACGCTCGCGGTCACGCTGTTGGCGCTGGCGGTATGGCATGGCGCCTTTGTAACCGTAACGGAGACGAAAGTCAAGAGCGTGTAACTATAGCAGTGACGATGCCGGGAGCCGCAGCCGACAAGCGAAAACCGGCCGGTGACGCGATTCGCCGCCGGCCTGCCTGGACTATGCGATCGGTTGAGGGACGAGGCTTGCGCTCAGAACAGTTTGAGGCAGGACAGCACTTTACCGACGATCTCGAGATCGGCGAGCGGCGTCTCTTCGTTGTTGTGATTTGGATTGTCGGAAATGATTTTCACTTTGGTCGGCTTCGTGTTGCGCATCACCTGCAGGCGCTTGACCACGATGCTGCCGAACGTGTCGCGGATGGCGTAGAGGCCGTCGGGCGTCGGCATCTTGTGGCCGGTATCGACGACCACCCGTTCGCCCGACAGGATGGTCGGCGCCATGCTGTCGCCGTTGGTGTCGAGCACCAGAAGCTGGCTCGGCGCGGAGTGCAGCTGCTCGCGGACGAAACTGGCCGGAAACACCCAACCTTCGGCCTTTAGCGGGTCGGTGTGGCGGCCCTCCTTGCGCACTTCGCGCGCCGGCACGCCGCCGCCGCCGAGGCCGGCCCGGATGTCGAGCTCGGGGATCTGGCCGCGCGGCGGACCGACCGGCTCGCCGCGCTCGCGATGCGCGCCCAACACGTCGCTCGACTCGATATGGTCGTCCGGCATGGTGCCGGGATAGCGACCCCATAGCAGTATCTGTTCCGGCGTATAGCCGAGATGCTTGGCAAAGGGCTTGAGGTGATCGAGCCGCATCCTGATCTGGCCGCCCTCGAGCCGCGATAATTGTTGCTTGGATACCCCCGACAGCCGCACCAATTCCGAGCGGCTCATGTGGCGCGCCTCGCGCGCGTGATAGAGCCCGGTGAGCTGTCGGCCGCTGCGAATCTTTCGTGCCATGGCCCCATTGTCACAAATTCGGTGCAGAAAGCCTAGCATCAAAATTGGTGACTTGACAAGTCCATTTCGTCACTATTTAAGGGACAAGTGAGCGACGTCAAGGGGCCCGCGATGGCGGGAAAAGGTCATGCGTGGAATATGGACGCGCCAACGGATCGCGCTTCTGAAAAGGCTTTGGACTGACGGCGAGACGGCGACGGCCATTGCAGCGCAGCTGCGCATGTCGCGCTCAGCGGTGCTCGGCAAGGTGTTCCGCCTGCGGCTTCGTCCGGCGAAAAAAGCTACGGCGGCTTCGGCACGCAGCGGCACAGCGACCCTCAGGCGGCGTCACAAAAGCCGGCCACCGATCAAACATCGGGCGAAACCGGCCGCGCTCGCCGCACCGGCGGCAATGGCATCGGGCAAGACCCTGTTCGAATTGACCAACGATTCCTGCCGCTGGCCGCACGGCCAGCCCGGCACGAAAGCATTTCACTTCTGCGGCGCGCCGGGCGCGGACTTGGAAGGCGGCCGGCCATATTGCGAGCGCCACGCGCGGCGCGCCTATGTCGGCCACCGCAAGACCGCGGCACCGGCCGCCGGCGCGGCGGATCCGCCAATCACATCGCCCTCCATCGTGCCGTTCGGGGTGAAACGGTTTGTCTTCAGCCAAGGGAGGAAGCGGACTTGAGCACCAAACCGGCCGGCAGCGGGCGCAATCGCGGCGCGCCCGAACGCGCCGATGCAGCCGCGCCGCTCGCCGAGCGCGCCGCCGCCGCTGCCGACGCCGAGTTGCGCGGCGAACGCCTCAATATCCTTGGCGCCGTCGGACGCTCCACGCTGTCGCCGCTGAGGCGGCCGCGCCGCGTGCCCGATCGCTGGTCGTTCTTCCACGTCATGGCGCGCATGGAGGAGGGCTTTCGCACGCTGTCGCGGCTGCCGCTGCCGACGCGGCCGCGCGGCTATATCAATTCCATGCCGGTCTATCTTTACGACCGCGCCGATCTCAATTCGCAGCTCGAAACCCACGAGCTCGAACGCATGGCGCGCATACGCAATCGCGTGCGCATCCCGCCGTCGCCAGCCGAGATCGCCAGAATGGAAGAGGCGCTGCGGTGGCCCGCGCTTTATCTCTCCGGCGCGGAATTCCATCATCTCGCCCGCGCCGTCAATCTCGGCGCGCTGTGGGCAGCGTTCGACGCCGATATCGATGCTCGCGTGAAGCGGCTCAAGATCACGCGCCGCGCCTTCCACGCCCGCAAGCTCCACGGCTTGCGCATCATCGCCCGCGAGCTGGCCCAGCGCCGGGTGCCGGTGCGGTGAACGCCTCGCGCGCGCGCCTGGTCGCGGCGTTTCGCGAAGGTTTTGGCCTTGCCGCGATCGCCGTCATCGACGGGCCGGGTGGTGTTCGAGTCGTGGCGGCGGAACCGGGCGCTGACATCGTGTGCGCCGCCGCGGAAACCGTGCATTGCCGCTGGTGGTGCCCGCGGGCTCACGAAGCCGCGTCCATTGCAACGGCGGTCGATGCCCGCCTGCACAGCCGCGAAACTTGCACTGGTGCGGCGTTATCGGCCTGCCAGGCGGTCGTTCGCGCCGCCAGGCAGCGCAACGTCGATCTGCATTCCGATGCAGAGATCCTCGAACAGGCTACGGCCGTCATCGCCAGAATCGACGACGAGCTCGAACGCTTGCGCCAGTCCGGCGACTTGCGGCCGGTCAACAAGTCCTACCAATCGTATCGGCGCGACGCCGCCGCAAAAGGCGAGCGTATCGTGCCTTATGCGCAATGGATGCTCGGCTACCAGGAAGAGCTCGTGCGCAAGCTCGCCGCCACGCTGCGCTATCTCTGATGATCGTTGTTTGCGAATCTTTGCCAAAATTTCGGAGTGAAGCGATGCCGCCGGCCTCAGCGGCCGGTTTTGCGCTTTCGCTCGCTAAAAAATTTTTCGCCGCAAATTCAAGGCGATACCGAAAGTTTTCAGAACGCGCTCCGATCCGCGCGCTTGACGCGCGGTGGTTTTTTGCGGCATTGCCTCGCGTGCGGGCGCGCCTTGCAGAACTGCGTGCGGCGCGCTTCGCAACTCACTCACAATCTTCAAACAACGGCAAACTCGCGAACGACGCGAGGCCGCCCAGGCGCGTGAAGCGCCTGGCGGCCGCGCGCCTATTCGCGCGGTTTTCATCAGCGCATCGGAGGATGAACCGTGAGCGTCACCGGCAAGGTCAAGTTTTTCAACGACACCAAAGGCTACGGCTTTTTCACCCGCGACGACGGCTCGGGCGACGTGTTCGTGCATCGCACCGACCTGCCGGCCAATGCCGGCGCGCTGTTCGAGGGCCGGCCCGTGAGCTTCGAGATCGATCGCACCCATCGCGGGCTGCGCGCCATCAATATCGCGTTCGAGTGATCGCGGCGCCGGCGCGGAAAAGGCCAATCCGATGAAACCACCGCTACCGCGTATCGAGAGCGCCGTGCCGCGAACGCTGCACGCGGAGCTCGAAATCGCCAAGGCCGTCCGCACGCTGACGGCGCCGAATGGGGATGATCCGCTGCGCCAGCGCCGTGCTGAGATCGCCGCCATCCGCCAAGACCTGGAGGCGCTTGCCCGCGAGATTCCAAGGGCCTTCAAGGAGGCTTCGGCGCTGGTGAAAGCGGAGCTGCGCGCTGCGCTGGCGAAAAAATACAATCCCGGCCAGCCGCGCGTGCCAGCCGGCAGTCGCGACGGCGGGCAGTGGACGAACGGGGATGAAAGCGGAGGCGGTGCGTCAGACGTTTCGTCTGACGTCGAGGCCGGCGATGTGGCGGGTAGGCGAGTGCATTACGCCCAAGCCGACACCGACATACGCACTGACGCTGCCGACGGCAGCGACGCTCACGTTACGACTTTGCAAGATACGCAGAACCACCTGCGCAATCTATACGACGTTGTCCTCACCGCCTTGCACTCTCGCATGGGCGACATCCTGAATTTCTTCGACTCCCACGATCTTGACATCAAGATTATCGGGGCAGGCGATGTTTCGGACAATTCCAGGAAACCTGTCCCATTCACGGACAGCGACAACGAACAAATCTATGCTCAGGGAAACCCACTTCTGCGCCCGATTGGCCTGCCACCAGAACTTTATGCGCAAGCCGGGCTTGCAGTTCGCTCTTGGGTGCAGATCTTTACCGGTTTGGAGCAGGGTGGTGGGACACTAGACGATCCCGATGCGGCGAACGCACGATCGATGGCCCTGGCGCTAATAGCCTCGAATATATTGCTTCCGCTTGCCCCTGGCGGCTCGCTGGACGCAGAACGCTTCGACTGGACCTATGTCCGCGACTATCGTCGCTACCAAAACATCATGATCGGCGTTTATGGGGCAGCAGCCGGGATGAGCGAGGATCAGGTGCTATCGATGGTCGACTTTTATGCCACAATTGTTTCCAGATTCGGTGCCAAAGAAGAGAGAGACGAGGCTTACACTCACTCTGCCAAGCAGGATGTCGCAGACACGAGACGCGGATATGAGCTTTACCAATCTGGCCGCATTCGGCTGGAGCGGTGAATGATCTCCAATACGCCAGACAGCACTAGTGATGGTCGCGGCGGCGCTGTACGTGCGGATCGTATTGTTTATTGGCCGGCGCTGCTGGCTGTTGTCTGGCTTCTAAATTCCGCGGCTACGCCGACGCAGCCCGGCGACCTGCTCGCAGGACCATTCTTCACCATTGCGTGCCCGGTGATGTCGGCTTTCATCGCGCTGCTGCTTTGTGTCGGCTATATCTACGAGCGTGCTTGGCGGCGGCTCTTATCCACGCTGATCCTGCCCGTCAGCGTCGTTCTTATCATCACTTTCGTGGGTGGAGGGTAGCCAAGTAGGAAGTCGAAGACACGAAATTGGGCTATAGATTGTACGAGTCCGGGCGCATTCGGTTGAGACGATAGACGGTATCTGAGATGCAGAGCACACTTGATAGTCGCGTTCGAATTTGGACGTGGATCTTTGCGGTGCTTGGACCATTGTCCGTTTTTGGTGTCCGTATTCTTATCGACATTGTAGGCGATCGAATCATTGTCCTCTTCATCTGTGGCGCGATATTGCTGGTCGTCTTTGTCGCCTGGGCCGGCTTGACTTATCTCGATGCCCTGGCGCTTGCCGTCTCGGCCTACCAACGCGAGTGGCGCCGCTTCCCGTCGAAGCTGATCCTGCTGCTGGTCATGGTCGTAACCGGAGTGAATCTCGGATGGGCTTGGCAGTCGGCTGCCGCGTCAGGCAATTATGTTCACCTCTTTGCCTTGTATCCTCGGCATATGGCCGAGATATCGGACCTGCCGGAACCGCGTTTTAAGGCGTGGCAATGGCATTTCGCCGGGCCTTGCGGCAGCGGCATTGCCTACGATGAAAGCGACGCGATTGCGTCCAGCCACCGCTCGACGAGCGATGGGCTTGTGGGCACGGTGGACGTGCACGGCAACTCCCGCGCGTTCGGACATTTCTATTTTGCGACCTTTTGTTAGTAGCAGGCCGAGCGCAAAGCGCTGAGTCTAACGGAGACGAACCTCGCCGTTTAGAACCAACCGACTGCAAGTTAGCTCTCTTGACCTTGGCTTAACCGTAAGCGCCTCGTTTCGGCGCAGGAGTGTGACTCACCGAACAACAGAGCAACAGAACGACAGAACGCGAATGGGAAGCGAGCCCAAGCCGTCTCAAAAGTCCCAATTCAAGCCCACCGCCAGGCAACAGGAAGCGCAAAAGCTCCTGGGAAGGTCGCAGCGGCATACGCTGCTCGTCGGCGGCGCGCGGTCCGGCAAGACCACGCTCCTGGTCCACGAAATCGTCACCCGTGCGCTGCACGCCGGCGCCTCGCGCCACGCCATCCTGCGCTTTCGCGCCAATGCGGTGCGGCCCTCGATCGCGCTCGACACTCTGCCGAAGGTGTTTCGTTTCTGGCAGCCGGCCGTGGCGTTCAAGCACCACCGCACCGAGGGGTATTTTTCGCTCGAAAACCAATCGGAAATCTGGTTCGCCGGCCTCGACGATCAGGAGCGCGTCGAGAAGATTTTGGGCAAGGAATACGCCACGATCTTTCTCAACGAATGCTCGCAGATCCCTTACTCCTCGGTGCTGGTGGCGCTGACCCGGCTGGCGCAGGTCGCAGGCGATCTTCGCCAGGCCGCCTACTACGATCTCAATCCGACCAGCAAGGGCCACTGGACCAATATTCTGTTCGGCGAGAAGCGCGATCCGATCTCGCAGCTGCCGCTCGACGATCCGGAGAACTACGAGCGGATATTTCTCAATCCGCGTGATAACGCCGATAATCTATCGGCGGATTACCTCAAAAGCCTCGAACGGCTGCCCGAGCGGCAGCGCAAGCGATTCTTCGAAGGCGTCTATATCGACAATCTCGACGGCGCGCTGTTCAGCTACGAGATGATCGCCCGCGCCCGCGTCGCCGATCTGCCGAAGGCGGACCGCCAGCGCGTCGTCGTCGCGGTCGATCCGTCGGGTGCCTCAAGCCGCGACGACGAACGCGCCGACGAGATCGGCATCGTCGTTGCCGCGCGCGGCGCCGATGGCCATGCCTATGTGCTCGCCGACCGTTCGCTGCGCGATGCGCCTGCCGCATGGGGCCGCGTCGCGGTGCAGGCCTATCACGATTTCGACGCCGACCGCATCGTGGCGGAGGAAAATTTCGGCGGCGAGATGGTGCGCTTCGTCATCCGCGCCGCCGATCCCAATCTGCCGGTGCACATGATCTCGGCCTCGCGCGGCAAGGTGTTGCGCGCCGAGCCGGTGTCGGCGCTGTACGAGCAGGGTTTTGTGCATCACGTCGGCCGCTTCGCCGTGCTGGAGGACCAGCTCTGCGCCTTCACCACGGCGGGCTATCGCGGCGAGGGTAGTCCGGATCACGCCGACGCGCTGGTCTTTGCCGTCACCGAGCTGATGCTCAAAGCCGACAACACCGCGATCATCGAATTCTACCGCCTCAAAGTGGCGGACCAGGCCCAGCCGGCCGCGGCCGTGGCGGTGCCCGAAGCACCAGCGAAGGTCCGCCTGCGCGTGCCGGAGAACATCTCCGGCGTTCACGGTCTGTCCAGTACATATTACATGGTCGACGCACAGCACGTGATCGCGGTCGAGCCGGGCGACGTCGAGCCCCTCCTTAAGGCCGGCTACCAGCAGTTGGTCGATGACGACAAAGGGTCGATCGCGTGAACCCCTACGGACCGCGCATTTTGACCGCCGTGCCGCAGACCTTGCACGCGCAGCTCGAGATCGCCAAGGCGATCCGCACGCTCGCCGGACTGGACGAGAACGAATTGCTGTGGCAGCGGCGCGCGGAGATCGCCGCGATCCGCCGCGATTTGGATGTGCTCGCGCGCGGCGTTCGCAAGCTCGCCGAAGAATTGCCGGCGCTGGTGATGGCGGAGCTGCAGTCGGAGCTCAAAAAATACAGCCCCGATCAGCCGCGCGTGCCGGCGGGCAACCCCGATGGCGGGCAGTGGGTTGGCGAAAACGGAGACGCGAGCCGCGAAGATCCACGGGTCGGCGCCGATTCGGTGCGGACCGGAACCCGATATGCTGCCGATATTCCGGGCGACGCGAACAACAACTCAGAAGTTCTCTCCGATGCAACGCCCGACAATATGTGGATCTCGGGGGCCCAATATGCCGCGGGCTGGGAACACCACTTCGTGCCCTGGGCGACTTTTAATAAGTACACTCTGCAACCGCAGACGCGAGAGGTCTTTGTCGACGCAACGTCGGGACCTCTTGCAGACACCAGAGCAAATCGCTGGTCGTCAGAACACGCAGCTTATAACGAAGCGGTCGACGAGGCCTTTATATCCTACCTTGAGAGGAATAACATTCCGGCTGACCGCACAGAGCGGTTGACGCCGGCGCAAGCTAATGAGTTCCTGGATGAGGTGTTCTATTCGAGCGATACGCGGATTCGTAGTTTCAACATGAGAATCTGGCGTGAAGCATTCAGGTATTGGCGTCGTTCGGCAGGCCGGGGAGGAGGCGACGAGGAATAACATGGCTGCAAATCAACAAGATCGTCGCGATCATGAACAGGTTGAAGTCTTTGAACGCCTTCGAGACCGGACCTACGACCTACTGAAGCGCTTTGGGCAACCCCATTACCTGCCCGCTCAACCCCATGGTGACTACTCGGTACATGGCGATTACGCCGGTTATCCGGAGGTCGTCGTTTTCGTCAGCAATCTGCAAATGTTGCGGCAATCCGTTATCGCTGCGCTTCAAGAACTCATCAAGGATTTTCCGGGATGGCAGATCACGGTGACGATTGCCGTACCGGAACACTATGATGACTGGCCTCGCATGGGGCTGTACGTCCGCCCACACGAAATCATTGATGGCTTGCAGCGGCAATATTTTCCGAGGGAATTTCAGATATTCGAGTACGAGGGCGCGCGCTCGGGGACTGCATACGATTGAGGAAAGGCACGGGATGAATCTAAATTGTTGATGGCCTTAAATCGCACATAAGCCGTCAGGGTCGATTGCGCGATAATAAGCTATCCGCACAACGCGCGTCGCGGTGCGACGAATTTCGCCGGCCCGAGAGGCTGAATGTGAAGCACAATATGCAGCAGACATATTTCAATGTAAGATGGTGGGGTTGATGGCTTGTTATGCTCAAGCGGCGCTTCGCTATGCGAACTGCTCGCAAGGGCTGCCGCTTCCCCCGCTAAACTATTGAGATAGTCGCCATGGAGATCGCGTCTCGAATCCTCGTGCTGCGAAATGGAGCAGATAGCGCTCAAATTCCCGTTCGCGTGTTTGCACCCACCCAACAGGGACCGCGCGCCTGGTCTTGCCAATACCAAATCGAATGGCCGGAAGGTAAGGAAACGCGAGAAATGTGGGGCCTGGATTCAATTCAGGCGTTGGTCTTGGCAATGCAGGCGATCGGATCGGACATCTACACAAGTTCCTATCACAAGACCGGGAGCCTTCTTTTCGAGACGCCGGGACAGGGTTATGGATTTCCGGTTTCAGCTAGCTTGCGCGATCTTTTGGTTGGCAACGACGCCAAGCTTCTTTAATCGCGCGAGTCACTCCGTCGCGCCGCACTAACAAGCGGAATTTTCTGTCGTGCCGTCGCGGATCACAGCCGCTGCGGCATGTGACGGCCCGCTTTGCGCGGGCCTGATCCACGTTTGCCTTCGCGCACCGCTGCAACGCCCGTGTGTTCCGACTTCAGCTCCGGCGGAACGCATGTCCCTCCCGGACAGCGGATAGCGGAAGGGCGGCGTGGATCGCCGGGCCGGGATCTGCCGCAGCTATTTTGACGGCAGCATTCCGGCCCACTTTTTCCGCGCGCCCTCGGCCGCGACAACGACCAGACAGAAACAGGATCACGATGAGCGAACAGGTGCGCGGCGCCGGCCAGCCGACTTGGCCGCTGTCGCCATATCAGATCCAGGTGTCCTACGGCCAAAGCCAAAGCACGTCCCAAGGCACGTCCCAAGGCACGTCCCGAGGCACGTCCCAAGGCACGTCGAGCAATGGCATCGCGCGCGGCTCGGGCGCCGATTGGTTCGGCCCGCTCGACCCGATGCGGCCGATCGCGCCACCGGACGTCGCCGGCAGGCGGTTCGATTTTCCGCCCGGCTATAACCTCGTCACCCGGCCGCGCGCCTACGAGAGCATCGGTTTTGCCGAGTTACGCGGTTTCGCCGACGCCTACGACGTGCTTCGCCTGGTCATCGAGACGCGCAAGGACCAGATGGAGCGCCAGCGCTGGCGCATCCGGCCGCGCGACGCAAAATCCAAGCGCCGCAGCGCCGCGATCGATCCGCAGCTGACCGCGCGCATCGCCGGCATCGAGGCCTTTTTCCAAAAGCCCGACGGCATCACGCGCTGGAAGACCTGGCTGCGCGCGCTGCTCGAGGACATGTTCGTCATCGACGCGGCGACGCTATATTGCCAGCGCACGCGCTCGGGCCAGCTCTGCGCGCTGCAACAGCTCGACGGCGCGACCATCAAGCGCGTGATCGACGATTGGGGCCGCACGCCGCAGCCGTTCGATGCAGCCGACGGCACCACGATCTATCCGCCGGCCTATCAGCAGGTGCTCAAAGGCCTGCCCGCGGTCAACTATTCGGCGCGCGACATCGTCTACCGGCCGCGCAACGTGCGCGCCCACCGGGTCTACGGTTATTCGCCGGTGCAGCAGGTACTGATGACCGTCAATATTGGGCTGCGCCGCCAGCTCTGGCAGCTCGACTATTTCACCGAAGGCTCGATCCCCGATGCGCTGATCGGCGTGCCGCAGGGCTGGACGCCGGACCAGATCAAGCAGTTCCAGGATTATTGGGACACGGAATTCGCAGGCGACCTGGCCAAGCGCCGCCGCGCCAAGTTTGTGCCCGGCGAGACGGCGGCTAAGGTCGTCCAGACCAAGGAGCCGCAGCACAAGGACGATTTCGACGAGTGGCTCGCCCGCATCATCTGCTTCGCGTTTTCGGTGCCGCCGCAATGGGCCACCAAGGCGATGAACCGCGCCACCGCCGACAATCAATCGGCGCAGAGCGAGGAGGAGGGCCTCGAGCCGACCAAGGAGTGGGTCAAGGATTTGATCGACGAGATCGTGGCGGAGGAATTCGCCTCACCCGATCTCGAGCTGCATTGGCTCGAAGAGGACGAAGGCGATCCCGAGACGGTGCTCGAAGGCCGGCTGAAAGTCGGCGCGCTCACGCTCAACGAGATGCGCGACGCCCTCGGCCTCGACCCCTTCGACAACGCCGCCGCCGACCGCCCGATGGTGCTCACCGCCACCGGCTTTGTGCCGATCGAGGCCAATGCGAAACAACAGGAGGCAGGTGCGAATGGGCAGGGCGCGAACGCGCAAAGCGCGCCGGTCGTGCAAAAATACAGCCCCGATCAGCCACGTGTGCCGGCTGGAAATTCGAAGGGCGGCCAATGGACAAGTGAGGGCAACGTCGCTTTAAACGGTGATTCACAGATCCTCTCCGATGCGCCGGATCCTTCGTGGACGCCTGGGGCGCAATCTGCGCAGAACCGACCACGCGGCGGCGGCAGTGGACCGGTTCTGATCAATGGACAATGGTTCGAACCAACGCCGGGACAAGCAGCTAGGCTAACCGTCGCCGAAGCTCGGCTCCAGACCGCAATTTCGCAGGTGTGGAGGATCGATCAAAATTGGACCCCGACGCCCGGATTCGATGAGACTATCGAAGGCAGAATTTCAAATCTAGAAGCGCAAGCTCAAGAGGCAGAGCAACTCCTTACGCGATTTAATGAACTAGGATTTCCGCGCGATCCAGATAGCGGCCGCCCCATCGTGTCGCCCCCAGACGCAAAGACCGGAGACCCTGAAATTGATCGAACAACTGAAAAGCTTATGGAAATTCTCGGGGAGGTCACGGACAATATCGGACCTCGACCGGACCTTAGCCGGAGCCAATATGGCACACTAGTTCACACCGAATTTGCCAAGATGCTGCGTGCGAAGGGCCTGCCCGGCATCGATACCAATGATGTTGAGAAAACTTTCAGTCTAACGGACAAGTTGTTTTATGGGGCTAAGTACAGCATCAGACCCGATGCCATTTATCGTCCCGAAGACGAGATACGTGCAATTTACGACGTTAAGACTGGCGATGCTATCTTGAACGAGGTCCGCGTCATAAGGATTCGCTACATGACTAGTTCTGGGCGTGCTATACCGGTCATCGAGCTGCATCGCCTGCGAGGTGCTATTTTGAAGCGGTGGCGAATGCAACCCTGAGATCTTCGGCAATTGGGATTGAAGATTTGCGGCGCATGAAAGGTCTTCACATGTCCATGCAAATGTACATCTTATCGGACAGGCAGGTTCGCTCGATCGCGGAGTGGCAAGCTGCAATAGACGCCGAGGGCTATCCACTCCAACTGGATCCTGAAATGCAATTCGAACGCCTTACGGGCTTTTTGCCATCACATTTGCGAGGGGAGCTGACGGGTTTTGAATGTTATCGCTTGCTGGGGAGTGAGTTCCGTGACGATTATCCTGCTCTCGACGTCGGCCGCGATTGGCAATTTGTGCTTTCATTTGTGTGGCTGGGTAGTCGGTGGAACGAATTGATAGCAGCGTGGATGGCCGGAACCGCTTATGCTCAGGCCACCGCTGGCGTAATTTTTGACGGTGAGGGAGGGGGGATTTTGACGGCGGCCCAAGCTCGGAAAGAGGTGTATGAACTTGAACATCCGTCGCCGGCACAAGTGGCAGCTATGGAAGAAATTAGACGCCGGTTCGATCAAAAGTCATAAGCATTCAAGCGCAAATGGCACAAAGGTTTTCTCGTATAAGTAAACGCCGTACGACCTTTATGGGGGCCTACTAGGCGGCGCGCGACATCGTCTACCGGCCGCGCAACGTGCGCGCCCACCGGGTCTATGGTTTCTCTCCGGTGCAGCAGGTGCTGATGACCGTCAACATCGCGCTGCGCCGCCAGCTCTGGCAGCTCGACTATTTCACCGAGGGCTCGATCCCCGACGCGCTGATCGGCGTGCCGCAGGGCTGGACGCCGGACCAGATCAAGCAGTTCCAGGATTATTGGGACACCGAGTTCGCCGGCGACCTGGCCAAGCGCCGGCGGGCAAAATTCGTGCCCGGCGAGACCGCGGCCAAAGTCGTCCAAACCAAGGAGCCGCAGCACAAGGACGACTTCGACGAATGGCTCGCCCGCATCATCCGCTTTGCCTTTCAGGCATCATCCGGAAAAGTGGAAGCCGGTTTTCCGAAAAGATGATGCCTCTTTAAAGACTCGGAGCGCAATTGCGCTCCGCTGGCCGCCGCAATGGGCCACCAAGGCGATGAACCGCGCCACCGCCGACAATCAATCGGCGCAGAGCGAGGAGGAGGGTCTCGAGCCGACCAAGGAGTGGGTCAAGGATTTGATCGACGAGATCGTGGCGGAGGAGTTTGGCTCGCCCGATCTCGAGCTGCATTGGCTCGACGAGGACGAAGGCGATCCCGAGACGGTGCTCGAAGGCCACCTGAAAGTCGGTGCGCTCACCCTCAATGAGATGCGCGACGCGCTCGGGCTGGACCCCTTCGACAACGCCGCCGCCGACCGCCCGATGGTGCTCACCGCTACCGGCTTTGTGCCGATCGAGGCCAATGCGGGCAGGGAGGGGCCGAACGTCTCCACGAACGATACTCGTTCGGTAAGTGTGAATACTCAAAACGCGTTGCGCTCCGCAAAGGTAGTTCTCAGCAAAGACTATGATCCCAAGGAACCGCGTGTGCCGAAGCACAATCCCGGCGGTGGTCGGTGGACGAGGGACGGCACCGGCAACGTTACGGACCATGCTAACGGATCGGCCAGTAACAGGAACGGCAGTTCCGCGGGCGGATCAGCAGATGACGCGAATCAATCCAATAAACCAATTCGCGTTGCGGCTGGTCTGCAGTGCGATGGTTTTCCAAGTGGTTG